AGACCGGCCAGAACAGAACCAATCACAACTGTAATGATACCACAAGATGGTTTCAAAACTTACCAAGCTGGATCAGGAATTATAAATGTAAATGTACCAGGACATGGTTTAACAAATGGTACAACATATTTATTTAGAGGTGCACCAACAATTTCACCTGGAACAGGAACTTCAACAAATCCTGTTTTTGCTTATGCATCAATTCCTAACTTTGATGGAATTACAGGAGCACAGATAGGTCAGGGATCAGGATATGCAATTACAACTGGTCTTTATGATAATGGTGCAAGAGTCACGACAGATTATGCTCTGTCAAATTTCTTCTTCTTTACAGTTAATGCAGATACTGCTACAACAGGAAATATTAATGGAGGAGGTTATGGTTGTTCAATAGGACCTATAACTATACAAGCATGATAAAATTTTTTTTAAATTGGATAAAAGCTGCAGTTACACCACGTAGACAAAAAGATGAACATCTTGAGTTTTATGAAAATAAAAAAAATCATTGTGACAAATGTCCTAAATATAAACACAGATGTCCTGATTGTAGAGAGGCAATTAAGTAATGGCTTACACTTTAGCAAATTTACAGGACGATATTAGAAGTTACACTGAAGTTGATGATGGTGTTCTAACAACAGGTATTTTAAATACTATAATTAAAAATTCAGAAAATAAAATATACAGAGAAGCAGATTCTGATGATAACAGATTTTATGCAACTTCAAACTTAGCAGCTGGTAGTAGATATGTTACAATACCTTCAGATTTAAGATTTATTAGATATGTACAATTAACAGATGCTGCTGGAGATCAAACTTTCTTAGAAAAAAAAGATACAAGTTATATGGCTACTTTTTATGATACACCTGGAACAGCTTCAGGTATTCCAAAATATTATGCTAATTGGGACGCTAATTATTGGGTAGTAGCACCCACTCCAAATAGCACTAATTTAATAACTTTGGCTTATACTAAACAACCAGATTCAATAACAGCTTCGCCAGGAAGCACTCAAGGAACTTACACAAGTAATAAATATCAGGATTTACTTTTGTACGCTTGTCTGGTAGAAGCATATGGATACTTGAAAGGTCCTGTAGATATGTTACAATACTATGCACAGGCTTATCAAAAAGCAATGCAATCGTATGCGATAGAACAACAAGGTCGTAGACGCCGAGACGAATATCAAGATGGTGTTATTCGAACTCCTTTAAAATCACCATCACCATAATAATAATTAAGGAGATAATTAAATGGCAAATATAGTACCTGACTCTTTTAAAACAGACCTACTTGGTGGAGTGTTTGATTTTGATTCATCTGGTGGATCAACTTTTAAACTTGCACTTTACACATCACAAGCAGCTTTCAGTACTTCTACTACAGCGTATGCTACTACTAATGAAGTTTCTTCATCCGGTACAAACTACACTGCAGGCGGAAATACTTTAACTAATAATGGTGTAGCAATATCAAGTAATATCGGTTTTGTTGATTTTGCAGATTCAACTTTTAGTTCTGTAACTTTATCAGCAACTGGTGCACTGATTTATAAAGGTTCAAGTAATGAAGCTGTATTAGTTTTAGACTTCGGTGGAACAAAAACTGCAACTAACGGTGATTTCGTTGTTCAGTTTCCAACTGCTGATTCTTCTAATGCAATCATTAGACTTGGCGACGCATAATAAAATTTTGGAGTAGAAATGGCTTTAGTAATTAACGATAGAGTTAAAGAAACTAGTACAACTACTGGAACAGGAACTTTGAATTTAGCTGGTGCAGAAACTGGTTATGAAAGTTTTGTTGCAGGAATTGGAACTGGTAATACAACTTACTATGCAATTGAATTAAATTCAGCTGGTGAGTATGAGGTTGGTATTGGTACAGTAACCGATGCAACTCCTGACACTTTATCGAGAACAACAATTATATCATCATCTAACAGTGATGCTGCAGTAAACTTTTCAGCGGGAACTAAAAATGTATTTTGTACATTACCTGCAAAGAGAACTGTATCACCTGTGATGACAGCAACAGGATTTGTTGTAACTCATGCTTCTACTTTAGATGAAGATCAAACTTTAGATTCAGGCGTATTAGCAGGACCAGTAACTGTTACTGGAACACAAACTATAACAGGGACATTGGTAATAATTTAATGAGTAAGATAGAAGTAAATGAAATAGATGCACAATCAGGCAGTACAATTACTGTAGGTTCAGCTTGTAAATCCGTAGCTGTCCCAGGCAATGTTGTAAAAACAAACGCTGTGCAAGCATCTGATGCTGGAAATATTATCAGTCAATCGGGAACAACAATTACTTTAGGTGCTTCAGGAGATACAGTTTCACTTGCAAGTGGTGCTTCTCAAACAGGTTTTGGTAGAACAGGAACTGTTGATTGGCAAACAACTATTAAAACAGGAGACTTTACAGCATCAAGTGGTGAAGGATATTTTGTAAACACGACTTCAGGAGAAGTTGATGTAACCCTACCAGCAGGAAGTGCTGGTTCAATTGTTTCTGTAGCAGATTATGCAAATACAGCAGATACAAATAATATTATATTAAAACAAAATGGTTCAGATAAAATAGAAGGATCAACGGATAATTTTATAATTAATCAAGAAGGAGCTTCAACAACATTGATTTTTGCAGATTCAACAAAAGGATGGATAGTTACAGCAGCAGGTAATAGTTCAAATAGTAGTGAAGCTTTATTTGTAACAGCTACAGGCGGAACAATTACAACCTCTGGAAATTTTAAAATTCATACTTTTACTGGACCTGGAACTTTTACTGTTTGTTCTGCAGGTAATACAGTTGGATCAAATACAGTTTCTTATATGGTCGTTGCTGGCGGTGGTGGAGGTGGTGGAAGTGCTGCAACTCCTAATGATGCAGGTACTTCAGGTGGAGGTGCTGGAGGATATAGAGAATCTAAAGCAGCATCTGATTCTTACACAGCTAGCCCTTTAAATGCAACATCGGGGCCAACTTATAATTTACCTGTTTCAGTTCAAGGTTATCCAATAGCAGTAGGAGGTGGAGGAGCAGGTACAAGTTCATCTGCTGCAGGAACCAAAGGAGTTAATTCAACTTTTTCAACTATTACATCTGCAGGTGGTGGAGGCGGTGGTGGATATCAAGTACCAGAAGGCCAGGCGTGTAGACCTATAGCTGCTTTACAAGGAGGTTCTGGTGGCGGTGGTGGAACTTATCAAAATAGTCCAGGACAATCAGGAAGTGGTACAGGTAATCAACCTCCCGTTTCTCCTGCTCAAGGTAATGATGGTGGAAATGGAACAGGTGGAAGAGGTGGTGCTGGTGGCGGTGGAGCTGGCGCAGTAGGAACTAATGGATCACCTAGTAATGCAGGAGCAGGTGGAAATGGAGTAGCATCAGAAATTACAGCATCTCCAGTCACAAGAGGTGGAGGTGGTGGAGGCGCAAGTATGCCGGGATCTGCAGCACCTGGAGGTACTGGTGGTGGAGGAAATGGTAGTAATACTCCTGGAGGATCAAGTGCTGGAACAGCAAATACAGGTGGCGGTGGAGCTGGAGGTGGTAAAACTAATGCAAATAATAGTGCAGATGGTAAAGCTGGTGGATCAGGTATAGTAGTAATAAGGTATAAATTTCAATAATTATGACAAGTACAATTAAAGTAAACAACATACAAAACCAATGCGGTCAAAACATCATTAACGAGAATAGTAATACAATTACTCTCGGTGCTAGTGGTGATACGATTGCTTTAGCATCAGGTGCATCACAAACAGGTTTTGGTAGAACAGGTACTGTAGACTGGAATACAACTCCAAAAACAACAGGAACTTTTTCAGCTGTATCCGGAGATGGATTTTTTTTAAACACATCAGGTGGAGTAATAACAGCTAATTTACCAGCAGGTGTTGCTGGAGCGATAGTTTCTTTTGCAGATTATGCAGGAACTTGGCAAACTAATAATGTAACAGTCACACCAAATGGGACAGATAAAATTGGTGGTGTAAATATTAGTGTAACTTTAGATACAGAAGGACAATCAGTAACTTTTGTTTTTGTTGATTCAACTCAAGGTTGGGTTAACGTTCAAGATTCAACATCAAATGAAAGAGGTATATCTTTTATTTGTGCATCAGTTAGTGGTGCTTGTAATACTTTAGTAACAGCTCCTTGTTGTGCTAATACTAAAATAGCAACTTTTACAGGACCTGGAAATTTTACAGTTAATTCAATATCAAATTTAACAGCAAATAATGTAGTTTCACATGTAGTAATAGCTGGTGGTGGAGGATCAGGTTCAAAAAGTTCTGGAGGTACAGGTGGAGTTGGTGGAGGGGGAGCAGGTGGTTATAGAGAAGTTAATAGTCCATCAGCACCTTTTTCTGCAAGTCCTTTAAATGGTTATCCGTCAGCTCCTAATAGAGTTACACTTACAGCAGCATCTTTTCCAATTACAGTTGGTGGTGGTGGAGCTGGTGGCGCTGCACCTGGAACTATAGGTACTAATGGTGCTGTTTCAACTTTTTCAACAATTACATCTGCAGGTGGAGGCGGAGGTTCACATTCTCCCTCACCTGCTACTGGAGCAGCTGGTGGATCTGGAGGTGGTGGTAATGGTGGTAATAGTACTGCAGGAGGAGCCGGTAATACACCTCCCGTAAGTCCAGCTCAAGGTTTTGCAGGTGGACTAGCTGGTAATGCTGGTGGTGGAGGTGGTGGAGCAACTGCTGTTGGTGCAGATAAAGGAAGCCCTACAAATTTAGCGGGACCAGGAGGAGCAGGAGCAACAAATTCAATAACAGGTTCACCTGTTGCAAGAGCTGGTGGTGGTGGTGGTGGCGGTTATTGTGGTGGACCATTAGGAACTGGAGGAGCTGGTGGTGGTGGAGCTGGAACAACAGGACCCAATGCTGGAGCAGGAACAAATGGAACAGATAATTTAGGTGGAGGAGCTGGTGGTAGAGGAGGCCCATCACCGGGATCTAATACAGCTGGTTCAAATGGTGGTTCTGGTATAGTAATAATAAGGTACAAATTTCAATAGGTAAATTATGAGTGAAGTAAAAGTAAATAAAATTAGTCCAAGAACAAATTGTGGTACAACTACATTAGGGGATAGTGGAGATACATT